CCTCCACACCGCATATGCATACTCCCTTATCTCGGCTTGTGCTTTGTCGGCTAGGCGCTCGTTGAGGAAGTGTGCCACAGCCGCCAGGCTTGCCGTCCAGCGCCAGGTCAAGTAGAGGCTATAGGCGGGCAGGAACAGCCTGGCCTGCTCCGGCGCAATAACCTTGATTGCAGAGTGGTAGAGCCGAAGGCCCTCCTCAATGTATTGGACTAGGGCATCCATCCATCTGTCCTCGCAATCCACAGGCTCCTCTCCGCTTCCCTGTTTCCTGTTAGCTGGGGGGCTTCTCCACTTGCTGGGAATGTAAAACTCTGGCTCGCTAGTCACGTATCGCCTGCTACTCTCATTGCGGGCGTACATCGGGTCATCAAACCCTGCATCATCGGTGTGGGTACTGCCGACCCGATACTTGAACCATTGTCGTGCCACCATGAGCGGTGCCTTCACCTCAAATGAGAGGATAGCGTGGCGGAATGGGGATGTCTCATATCGCCCAGCCAGGAAACGTATCAGCCTCACATCCTTGTCCGTTAGCTCATACGACTCCTTAAGGAACGACACCCTTGCTGCGTTCACTACTGTCAGGTCGTTTTGCTCCAGCCGCTCGACTAGCGCATCATGCGACCCACCCTCACTAATAATCTGGTACGCCTCACCCATTGCCCAGGGCATCCATGTCACCAGTCTCACGTACCCCTTGTCCAGACACCTTATCTTTAGCTCCGTGTGTTCTTTCTTTTTCAACATGGTTTCAATTTTATCACACCCCACTTCTCCCTGTCAACCGTGCTATAATAGTACCATGCCAAACGACCTAGCGAAAAGGCCAGTAGGCCGACCACCCACTGTCCAGGCTCAGGCCCTCGCATACGAAAAGACAGCTCGTCAAATACAGGCAGCAGTAAGGGGGGCGCTTGGCACGATAGCAGAACGTTACCCAGACCTCCTAGACAAAGCCTTCGAGATTGCGCTGGGCGGAGACCGCTCCATGCTCAAGTTTCTAATCGAGCTGCCGACCCGATTCATGCCAGAGATGGCAGACGAGGACTCCCCATTTGCCAAGTTGGTTGAGCGAGTTACTCTCAGCCGCACCAGGACTGCTATACTCCCGCAGGCCCCAGATGAGGAGCAGGCGTGAAGGTAGTGTGGCAGGACATCGCCTCTGAGGTACTTGGCACCCTTGGCATCACCCTGTCTGTGGAGCAAGCTGCTGCTTTCTGGTCTCCTGCACGTATTACACTTATTGGTGGGGGGGAAAGGGGTGGCAAGACCTTCATCTCCAGCCTCAAGGCCCTATGCTACTCCATTGCACTTAGCCTGACCGGACAGCTACCAGAAGTGCTAGTATGGTTTGTGGGGGCAGAGTATAAGGATGCACGGGCATCCTGGGAATCACCAGACCAACTTATCTCGTGGCTTCGTAAACTCGGTATGTTTAGCAGAGATACATTATCGATGCCCCAGGCCCGTGATGAGCCATGCTACCTCATTACCCGTGCGATTACTATGCCGGACGGCAGGCGAGTCACCCCCATCCGCTTCGAGACTGTCAGTGGGCATGACCCCAGGGACATTGGGCGAGTCGAGCCGCACGTCATAAGCGGGGAGGAGCTGGGCCGCTGGCCCAAGGAACTTTGGGACAGATGTTATGGGAGGCTGGCTGCAAACTATGGTACTGCAATTGGTGTTTTTTCTGGCTCCTTCGAGTCTGACCAGCAGATGTTCGCTGAACTATTTGATATGGGTGCAGGCCCCAACACCCACGACATCCAATCCTTCCCCATGCCTAGCTGGGCAAATCGCCAGAGGTATCCGGCAGGCCGACATGACCCCGCCATCGCTGACCTAGAATCAAGTATGTCACCCGAACGTTTCATGGAAAGGCATGGTGGGAGGCCCGCTCCTCCCACCGACAGCGTGTTCCCAGAGTTTCGTACCATCCTGCATGTGAGGCAGTGTGACATGGTGATGGGGGAGCCAGTCTACCTCGCCATCGACCCAGCAAAGTACGTCTATGCGGTGGAGTTTGTGCAGCCAGTAGGGGGAGAAGTCCATGTCCTCGACGAAGTATACCTTTACCAAACTACACACGAGCAAGTCATTGCTGAAACGGTTAACCGTCCGTTGTGGCGATACGTGACTGGTGGAGTGATTGATTGTGCGGGGGAGCGCCACCCATTCGGTCTTATGAGTGCAGCGGAGGCATGGCGTCGTGACACCGGCCTCACCCTCTCCTCCCAATACCTAAAACTTGACCAAACGATAGAGCGTGTGCGAAGTACACTCAGCATCTCCCCCATCACCCATCGGCCTCGTCTCGCCATCGCCCCGACCTGCCGTGGCATGATAGCTGAGTTTGGTGGGGGGCCGTCCCCCATCCCTCGTGGTGGGAGGTGGCGTATGCAAGGGAAGACCCCTCGCACCGACAATTGCGATGCGGTGAAGGCACTAGGCTATCTACTCAGCCATCTCTACGGCACTCTGCGTCTCGACTTTCTCCCCGAACCAACTGAGCCAGTCACATACCTAACTCAGCGGCCCATGTCCCACCGCCAGGCCAACTATCGGAGCAAACCTTGAAACCAGATAATCTCACCGACCTCTGGATACAGACAAAGCGGTACTACGAAGGCATGTACGGCGCAATGCACCGAGCCAATCGTCTCTACAACCGTGAGTTCAGTGGACTCATTGAGGTGCCCGCAGGTGTCACAATCCACGAAAGTAGCACACCTACCCTAATCGTAGACTCACTGCGTGACCAGATAAGGGTGGACGAGCCAAAAGTCACATTCGACCCCCGTGGCACCAGCATCAAGGCCAGGAAGCACAAAAACCTCATGGAGCTGTGGGGTCAGCATATAATGGAAGGGCTAGCCCTCCACTCCATAGTTGACCCGATTGGACAAGCAGTGTTTGACCTGCTTTTGCGAGGCGCTGCCTGCATTAAGTGTGTGGTGGATAATGACCTAGTGCCTGTACCACCTATTTCTGTCGACTACAGCACAAGAGTAAGTTATCTTACCGCCCTAGACGAGTATGAGACTAGACTGGCTAGATATTGGCCCTGGGTATGCAAGGCAGTTGACCCACTGAATATCGCACTTGCCCCTGGTAGCCGGAGACCCCCCCAATTCGTCATCGAAAGACAGGTACGGCGGGCTGGTCAAATTGCCGATGACTATAGCTGGGCTGACCCACGCCGCCGTCACCCCGACTACTCGCCGATGCGGGAAGTGGAGTGGCTAGAATACTGGGACGCAGATAGTTATGTGGTAGAGGTGGATGGGGTACGCATTATTGACCGGCCCAACCCATACGGCCTCCCATCCTACATCTACAGCTATAGTGGGATGGGCCGTGCCGATGCGGATGGAGACCCAGTCCATCTCGCCATAAGCATACTGAGTACGGTGGCAGGGGAGCTAGAGGAAGAGGTACGCATTAAGACCGCACAGGCCGCACAGTGGCTTTATTATGTGTTTCCCATTTTGCTGACCCGTGGACTTCCTGCCACAGTACGCCAGCAAATGATGAGTGGGCCAGGTGCAATAATTCAGGTATCGGAAGGGATGGCTGAAAGGCCCCAGTGGTTAGAGGTGCCTCCCCCTACTCCCTCCATGAACGAGTTTCTCCGTGCGATACAGCAGTCCATATTTCGCAAGGTCAGTCCCGCACTTCTCGAACGGCCTACCGGCGTAGACTATGGAATACACCAGGCACTACTAATCGGACAGGCACTCAAGGTTATCACACCAATACGTACCGCACTTGACCGGATGGGCACTGACCTAATCAACCTAATGGCAAAACAAATGTCAACCATGCACATGCGAATGACTGTCATGGGCACAACTGAGAAGGGTGAACGAGAGTACACGGTTGGCCCAGAAGACTTCACCAACCTTAACTTCCACGTCACCTACGAGGCAACCGACCCAGCAGAGAATGACCGACGCATGCTCACTGGGCTGAGTGTGCTGAGAGTGCCAGGACTTATGAGTCGTGAAACCTGGCGAGACCGATTCGCCAAGGCAGTCATTCCAGACCCAGAAGCGGAAGAAGCGAAAATACTAGCCGAGCAAGCCATAGACCAATTTGTCGCCAGCGGCGGCCTTCTCCAACTCATCCAGCAGCAAGTGGGGGAGGAGCAGGTGGCGCAGGCCCAGGGCCAGGTCGGTGAGAGGCTAAGGGCTGGTGCGGAGCAAGAGTTGAGTCGTGGGCAAGCACTCACCGCAGAGGCAGGCATCCCCGAAGAATTGACTGAGGCGGGAGCAGTCACCGCAGAAGGCGCACTTGCCCAGGCAGGCATCGCAGCAGCAGAAGGACAGCGAGGAATCTAATGCCAGTAAGTTCAAGGAAAGCGTTCCGACTATTCAAAGGTATTGCAGAAGGGACGATAAAAAAGAAGGGTATCACACCCAGCAAGGCAAAGGAAATGATTACAGGGAAAAAGAAGAGGAAGCGCACCTACAAATGAAAGAAGATATAACTCGCCAGGCTATGAAACAAGCAGCCCACCACATTCTTGCCGCAGCAGCACTCCTACGGGTCAAGATTCCGTTTGGCCCAACCCACGTACAATTAACACCAGCAGAGCTTCGACATGCGTGGGGACAGGCTGCACCAAATGCCCGTACCCGTCTGCTCGAAGAGCTGGGTTATGAGAAGCTACTTGAGGTGTTAGGAAGACAAAATGGCCCGCCTACCTACTAAACCAGTCGCCCGCACGATTACCATACCTGCTGCTGAAATGCTGCGTGCGATAGACAAACGACTCCAATCGCTAGTCCGCCAGCCAGACGCAACTACGCCAGGTTCCCAGGCCAGCACCGAGATAGCACAGTTGCTAAGGGCGGAACTCGCATGGGAAGGCACACTACGGCCAGGCAACCCACGTCCACTTGCCATAGGCGACACGGCCAACTCCACTGTAACGTCCCAGCCATCACTCATTTCTCCTGCTGCTATAGCTGAGTTTGAGCAACGGGCCGCCGCACTCGATGCGCTACTAGCCGCTTCAAGAGAAGGACAAATTGACCTGAGCAAGTACCAGGGAAATATCCGTCTGTCCGGTGCAACCGACACTCCAGATATAAGTATTGGTGGTAAGAGGACTGGACTTACCCTACGCCGTCAACCTTACGGTGAAGGAGATGCTGGAAAAGTTAGCCGCAGAGGTTATACCCAGTCAACGGGGCCAATAACTGGTAAGGTAGGGGCGTACCAGGTCAGTGGCACGACTACGCCTGTAGCAACAGGGCAATTAGTACCACCACCAATTCCAACGCCACCCAAACCTTCCGCAACGCCACCAACGCCCAGGACGCCGCCACCTTCCACAACGCCGCCCTGGACGATGACGACGACGGCCATATCTACGTCAGACATTCCAACCTACGATATGTTGAGGAGTTATGGGGTAGACGAGCAAACTGCTAGGCACTTAGCCAAGAATATGACACCAGAAAGGGCCGAAGAGTGGGCTATAGAATCAGGTTATTTAGGTTATGCTGGGGAAGGTCAACTTACTTCCAGCTCCTTCAATAAAACACCACCACTCGCTGAGTTAAAGGCGATATTGGATGCGGCAATGCAATCCATTGAGCGTGGCCTACAGCTCGACGACCCCGAAATGCAACAGCGGCTCCAGCCTCTAGCCGACAGCCTTGGTATTCATCTCAATCTTATGCTCGCCCTGATTGGAGACCAGCCCGACCTATTTGCTGAGTATATCACCCGTGCAGTCGAGTTTGCAAACAGGGAAGGACTTCAGCTCGCAGCGGTGTTGGAAGGACAGGCCATCCAGCGAGAAATAAGTGAGGCACGTACTGAGGATGCACGCCTTGACCGAATAGCGAGACGTGAGGAGTTTTTAGCAAAGTTTGACCTGGACGAACAGATATTTTCCACCCAAATAGAGCAATTCAACACCTCACTGGCTGAAAATATCAGGCAGTACGAAAAAACCTTTACAGAGAATGTGCGCCAATTCGAGGTGTCTGCTGGTTTCGAGGAGCGAAGACTAGACATTAGTGAGGCGGAGGAGGCCCGCAGCCGCTTCGCCTTCGAGCAGCGTACTCTCCCCATCAACCCCACCACCATCGCTAGTCACAACTCGCTCTTGAGTCGCTATTTCTCCTGGCCTGGCCTGACTAGCGACCCTGACCAGCAGGTAGAGTGGGCCTACAACATCCTACGGCTTGCTCCACCTCCCCCTCCCCCTGGTTTCAGTGTAGACCAATTCGGCAATTACACTCAGGTGCAGGGTGTGCGTGACCCAGCCCTCGAAGACCTAATCCTCCGTCAACAAGTAGCGGTACAGCAATATGCGGTTCATAGGCAGCTCGCCGAGGCAATTGTAGCAGATGATAGACAATATCGGCTCGGCCAGCGAGAGTTGGAAGCTACACGAACTCAACTTCAGGCCGACCTTGCCACCAACCGTATTGACTCTGCCTTGGAACTCCAAATACGTGAGCACGAACTGCGCCAGCGTCAAGACGAAATACAAAATAAGCAGTGGTCGTTTAGTGTACTAGCCCTACTCCTGGCCAACCCACAAGCCTATAGTGTAGCAACAGAGCAAGGTATGCTTCCCATGATTCAACAGATAACAGGGCTAGACATCCCCCCGTTTGTCGGGTCTGGCATGGCTCCCCTTGACTTCCGACCCACATTCACCCGCCGAGGTAGAAGATGATGCGCCTCCCCCCACTTCCAGCCGACATACTTCGACCCGACCCACAGCCCAAGCTTGATGCGCTAATGGAGCTGGGAGACGACCCTGACCTGTCTCCCAAAGACGCACTCTACCGCTTCATCAAGAAACCGAGCTTCAGGCGTGCCGAGGCATTTGGGAAGGCCTGGTTAGCCCGCATCACTTCACCCATTGGTCAGCAAGCCCGTGGAAGCTTGGAGGACATAGCTGACCTGGCCCGCCCGCTCAACCTCGTACCTGAGTTTCTAGCTGGAGTGATGGAGCTGAATAGGCGTGCCCCCTACCCTCAGCTAGTCCAACCCCCTCGCTTCTGGAACGACACTCAAAGCGAGAAGAGTGCTCAGGTCGTGCGCTCCTTGTTTCGTGGGCAGGTTGGCCCTGCCGAGGCATACCAACTGCTGACTGAGGGGTACGAGAAGCGCCCCATCTACCAGCAACTAGTTTATGGAGTAATCGACCCAACCAATCTCGTTCCGCTCACCCTGCCAGGCAAGGTTATTGGGAAACTGACCACCACTGCTGGACGGCTCTTCCGTCCACTCAAGCCTAATACCAGGTATGCCTTTGGCCCCCAGCGCATTGACAGCGACGGCTTGTTTGCCACGCCGAAGGGCTGGGAAAGTGTGGAGGGTAGGCCCAAGGACGTTGCCCCCCGTCTTGGGCCTATCGGCGCTAGTGGTGGGAAGTCTGGTATCCTACGTGAGCTAGACTATGCGTTAAAGGGGAAGATAATTAACCCAGATACCCACTCCCTTACCACTGAGTGGGTCAGGCTTATACCCGACAAGTACCTTGCCCGTTTCAGGGTGGCGTTCCCAGAAACTTTAGACCCAGGAACGTTTGGTCGCTATTACGCAGATGTCAACCCGCTTGCAGTGGTGTCGGAAGCGGTAGTAAGGGCCAGGCCAGACCTCGCCCCCCGTACAATTATCCATGAAATATCCCACCACCTATCTCGCTTCATCCCCGAAGAAGATGTGATTGCGCTAAGAGAACAGTGGGCTAAAGACGTGGCCGACCACGGTATACGCCTGGTCAATGAAGCGAAAAGTGGTAAGCTGGTTGCTGCCGAGGGTATGGAAAGATTGATGCAGCTTTATCGGTTTACTGAACCATTTAATGAGTGGGTGGCTGAAGTGCTTACAGACAAAGCACTTGTATCCACTATTGCCCAACTGCCTGAATACAAGCCCTTCTTTCAGCAGATAATAGATATTATACGCCCACTCGCTATGGCAATGTATAACAGGTTAATGCGTACCGGAGAGGCCGACGCTGCCCAGAACGTATACGATTCCTTGCTGGCTGGGAAGTACCCAGATATACTAAGGCCAACTACACCATCAAGTGCGCTTGTCCAGCCCAACAGTGAGTTCCGGTTTGGTGGAGAGGTATTCCGTACTGGTAAAAGGGGTGAGTGGACTGGCCCACAACCTGGCATCCCCAATGTACGCCGAATGATACATGGGGAAATTCCTGCCACGGGCAAGCTAGCCTTTATTGAGCGGCTTGCCCTGGAAATGCGTAAGGGCAATATCGACCCAGACACCAGAGAGCTTGTAGGTGAATGGGTAAGCCTTGTCCCAGCCAAGTATTTAAGGAACCTAGCCACCTCGTTTCCCCAGGTAATACGACGAAAAGAACCAACAGCCGGTCTCTATACCACAGATGTAGGTGTATCACCTGCATTAGTCCAGTACGCAGCAAGGTTTTTAGCGGCTAGTCCAGAGTTTGCAAATCGTACCCTGATTCACGAGGTTATGCACCATCTCAGCCGGTTTGTGCCCAAGAAGCAGGTTGATGCAATGCAGGCCCAGTGGCAAAAAGACCTGGCTGACAATGGCAAAAGGGTGATTGATGAGGCAAATAGGCTCAAAGGCCAGGTACGCTTCCTGACAAAAGAGGAAGAAGAGGCTGTAGAGCTTGCTTACCGATATGAGGGGGGTTTTGTTGAGTGGATAGCCGAGGTGCTGACTGACAATGCTCTCGCTGCAATGATTATTGGGGAGATGCCAGGTTACAAACCCATATTTGCTAGGATTATAGATTTGGTGCGTCGCCTCGGCATGGGCATCTATAATTTTCTGTTGCGTCGCAACCCAAATGCTGCTGCCAAAGTCTACCGTGAGCTTATTGCGGGAGAGTACCCAGCCATAGCAGGCCCGATACCAGGCATCGACCTTGGTGTACCTACCCCATTCGCACCAGGACAGTTGGCCCGCTCCATCCCTGTCGAGCCAGACATTCAGGACATCCTTACCAACTCCATCCACTCCGCCCCTACATTCAAGCGCATATTTGACTGGCTAGGTGGCATGGGAGTTGTGAGGATTGGCCCCCGCACCCCTCTTCACCCCAGGCAACGCAACCTCGCTGGTCTGTTGACTGGGAAGGTCAGTATCGAGCTTGACTCAAGACGCCTATTTGAGCCGCTAGTGGACTTTGCGTTTGGGCGGGGTGTACTAGGTAGGCCAATCAAGAGGCTGGCCCAGGCCCTCCATCTCGCCTACAGCATTAGTCATGGACATGCCCGCCTGCTCCGCCTTAGCCTGGAGAGAGAGGCAGAACCCTTCCTCTCTCTCATCGGCGACGATGGACTAGTTAATGTGCGTGTGCTCTCACCCACCAGCCGAATCACAAGTAGGTGGCAGGCGGGATGGCAAGGTGTCGTATCTATAGACGACCTGGCCCGCAGCCCTGGCGTCCTCCTCGAACTTAACCGTCAACAGCTAGTCCAGCATTATGACTTCGGCCCCAATCAAGGCGCAGTCCTTGACGCAATAGAGCGGCTACAGGATGCAGCAAATCAGATAATTACCCGTGTCGAGACTAGGACTGGCCAGACCTGGCTGCAACTAACAGGACATCAGAAGCAGCATTACTTTCCTCGCCTGGTTGAGTCGCTTGCCGATACGTTTATACGGGGTAGAGAAGCTAGTCCCATCCCCATCCTCGACTATCAAAAACAGTTTGGTGCGGGAACTGGGGCGATGCGTGACCGTGAAATCCACGACTCGATTGAAGCGTGGATATACGATGTGCGCTACTTCAGCCCTATGGACGCACTCGAAGTATTCATGGCGAGTGCGTATCGGTTTGCCGTGGACAGCCAGGCCGATGCGGTGCTAGCCCCCTTAGCAGTCAAAAACACTGCCCAGTCTGCATCAAAGCACTTCGACGACATGACGCTCTATAACCAAGCAATCAATCAGCGAATAGCTGGAGCAAACTCGGCTGATATATTTGCCTCCTATCCTCAGTTTGCCAACGACCCATTGTTCCAGCGCATCGCAAACACTCCACCCACTCCCGATTTTTCCGCCCACATAAAGGGCCTGGTCGAGCTGGCACGTCAGCAAGTGGCCTACCTCAGTTCAATACGTCATAACACATTCGGCATGTCCAAACTCATCTTCGACGATGAGACGTATAAGGCTATTCGTACCACGCTAGAGGAGGAGAAACTACCATTCTACAACGCCCTGCACGGCGTAAGCAGTACCTCCAACCTAGCTAAGTTTGCAATGACCGGACTCGACCCCAGTATCCTTCTCATCCAGGCAGTCCCGCTCATGGTTACCAAGCCTGCCATATTTGCAAACGGTGCGCTAACCTGGTTTCGTAGCCTATTTGACTCACGCCTGGTTGACCAATTCCTCATCAATAATGCAGGGGAGGTGGAGGAGCTGTGGCGCTATGGTGGCGTACAACCTGGTGCGGACTGGAATGACTATCTTATCCGGCCTGGTCTAGTACAGAAAGTGGTGTCATGGCTTCCAGGTGCTCGTAATTTTGAGCGAGCCTACGCAGGCATGATGTTACAGGCACGAGTCCATCTCTGGGCATCCCTCAAACACCTCGCCAAGAACGAGTCCGACAAGTACGACATCGCCCAGTACATCAACAAAATTACTGGCTCCATTAACCCAGATGTGGCGGGAATGTCTCGCACCAACCGTATGATTGAAAATACGCTTGTGTCATTTGCGTATGGGTATAGGCGTGCTGTTGCGGCGCTCATACTCGACACGATGCAAGGTGGAATAAGGGGTAGTCTGGCCCGCACTACTATGATGCGACTCATGGCAGCAGGCTTACTTACTGCGGCGGCCTCCTGGATGTGGTTGAAGGAGAAGGATACACCCGAAGATATGCAGGAAGTGCTAGCCTATCTCAGTAGCCCAAAACTCATGTCATTCCGAGTGGGCGACCAGCACATTGGCTGGGGTACTGCCTTCACCTCCCTCTTCCGTGCCTCCATCAACATTACCCGCCAATCCATCGAGCACCCCGACAAACTCCTGACACTTGACCCACGAGATAACCAGTTTGTTCGGTTCTGGAGGAGTCAGGCCCCCCCTATTCCATCCTACATCATGGACGTGATAAGGGGGCGCAACTATATTGGTGAACGTCTCGCTGACGAGGACAACAACCTATGGACAAAAGAATTTGCGCTCCATACACTCAAGCGCCTCACCCCTATGGCAACCGAGTCGCTGTGGGAAGAAGGTTTCAGCCGTGGGTCATGGGTAACTTTTGTGGACTGGTTTGGACTTCGCAGCTTCCCAGTCAGCGAGTATGAGAGGCTGGCTGAGCTAAGGGCGGATGTACTGGCCCTGGACAATGCGCCACAGGTAGTTGCTTGGCGCAAGGCTAACCCAGAGGGGAAGTGGGCCGAGCTTCCCAAGCTCCTGCAAATCGACCTCACCAATCGCTATGCCACCCTTGACCAGCTAGACAGGAAGGTGGTTGCGGGTCGTGTCGAGACCGGCGACCAGGAACAACGGCTTCTAGGTGAGTTCCAGCAGGCTTTGCGTGCTCGTGACGACCAGATGCAGCCTTTTTATACTGGACTTGCCCAGGAGTGGACTAGTGGCACCATCGACTCCACCACCTTCCGTCAGCAGAAAAGCACACTAGACTCACAGCGTGCGGCGTTGACCGCCTCAATCTATCGTGACCCCAAGTTTACATCCACACGACTCTTTCTGGACGAGGCGGCAGAGAAACGGGCTGCTGAAGGAGACACCTTTATCCTCGACCTGGCCTATGACCGCTACCAGCGTGACGTGGCAAACAACCCAGTCATCCGACGGCCCAGTGGTATCCTCAACTCCTCTGTCTACAAGCGGCTGCTTAGTGATTTTCGTACCTTCTTTGGGGAAGAAACGTACAAGTATGTACGCTCCCGTCAGGCAGCTCAGCGCAACTTCCCTCCGCCCATCGCCTCGTTTGAGCTAGCACAGCAGGAATTGGAGCCGTACTGGGACTTGCATAACAAGGTACTCTCTCCAGGCGACGCCTTGACCTTCGAGGAGTACCAAAGCTCCCCCGACTACATGCAAGACTGGCTGCTGAAAGCAAAGCCACGCCTGCGCTATCTTATCCGCCGTATGTCCAGAGAACGGGACAAGTACAAGCGTGCCCATTCTGCCCATGACTGGCTGCTAGTCAAGTGGTATGGGCACTCCCCACGTTCCCCTGCCAACCGTCGTAGACTATTGCAACTCACCCCTAATCAAGCTATAATAAATATAAGCGGAACCACCGATAGGGAGCTAACGCAGTGAGCACCGAAACCATTCCCCTTGACGAGTACAAAAACTTACAACGCCAGAACGAAAAACTCCGCAAGGACTACGCACAGCTCCTCCAGGCCCATCTCGCCAATGAGGAGGTAAAGTCTGGCATGGAGAGAATAGAGAGGGGACTGGACGCATTTTTCGGTGCAGAAGTAGAGCACGGGTCACTAGACGACGCTAATGAGTTTAAGACCACAGTTGCCGAGCTACGGACTCGCCGAGTTACAGACAAGCAGGCCGCAGCAGCCCAGAAACAAATAGCCGAGGTGTTGGCCCAGGCTGACGTGGACTGGTCAGATAACCGTCTTGAAACGACCCGAACTCTCTGGGACTCAGGTTCCTATGACCAAGCCGTGGCAAGCGCACGAGCCGCCCTGACCAGCCCATCTTCTGAGGAGATGAACGCTAGGGTCGAGGCAGAAATACGGCGCAGGATGGGTGAGGTGGGAAAGGTGGATACTGGGGATGGTGGGGGAAGTGATTACACCCCTACCATTCCCGCAGACGTACTGAAGAAAAAGTTACAAGACCGCAACTTTGTCCGCCAGCATGGTAAGCAGGTCTGGGAAGATATAAAATCTGGCAAACTAAAGGTGTGAAATGCCGCTTACTGATACCGCAACTGTCAACGCAACCAACATCATCCCCGAAATATGGGGGATGAAAACCATCGACACACGAGAAGCATACCTGGTCATGCCTAACCTAATGGACAGGGACTACGAGAGTGAACTGAACTCTAGGTATGGTGGGGCTGGTGATAGTGTGCGTGTGTTTGGTGTGGACAACTTCGGTGCAGCCAACACCAAGACCATAGCCACAGACGCCACCCTCCTTACTACTGAAGGTGTATTCAATGCCGCCCTCAACATCCTGGTAGACCGGCACGCATACATGATGTTTGAGCTGGACTATGTGTTCGAGCTTCAAACACACATCCGAATGTTCGAGAAGCTAGCTAGCAAGGCTGGTTACGCTGTGGCTCTAGCAGTCGATGACACCTGCGCTGGTCTCATCGACGACTTCTCTCAGACAGTTGGTGCGCTTGGCACGCCCCTCTCTGATGAGAACGTGCGGGATGCAGTACGTCAGCTTAACGAAGCCTTCGCACCGGAAGAGAACCGCTACCTTCTCTGCTCCCCCAACCAGCAACTCGAATTTTACAACATAGACAAGTACGTGAACACCTTGTATAAGGAAGCCCTGGGGCAGTCCCTCGATACCCGAAAGTTCAAGGGCTACTTTGGCTCCCTCTACAACATGGACTGGTATATGAGCCAGAACGTTGAGGGAAGCACTGCCCTCGGCTTCGACAATGGCATGTGGCATAGAGAGGCCCTCGCCCTCATCATCCAGGACGACATGCGCTCCGCTGTCGAGTACAACATATTACAGGACTCCACTCGATTCGTTGTCCACGCAGTATATGGCACACTGGAGATGCGTGACAACCACGGCGTGTTTATGAGGGGTGCATAATGCCAGACTCCACTCGACTCAACAAACCTATGAAGCCACCCAAAGGAAGTGGGATTGCCCGCCCCACCAAGCGGCAGAAGATGGGCCGTGGCCTTCACATCGGACGACCAGGAGTATTTGGCGATGGCCCACAAAAGTAAGCGTCGCACTTCCCGCCAAGTTGTGGCACGTACACCTCAGCCGCCCCCTGGCTTCTTCCTGCAAGACTTTGCGGCCCAGATTGCTAGGCTAACTCCCCAGCCCGTTACCACCACGATTATTCGGGAGGTGCTGGGGCCGGAGCGTGTAGTCTATAAGGAAGGCCCGACTGTCTACCTACCCGCCACGACTGCCACCTTCCAGACTGTGGCGGCACCAGCAGCTACCAAGCTGCCAGAAAGGCGGCCACCTGCTGCTCCAATTACCAACACAGCCTCATATGGGTCAAAGTCTTACGGTGAGGTAAGGCGTTCCTATGAACGGGGTGAAGTCAACTACGCTGAGGCAAGAGCGGCGCAAAATCGTGAGTTTGAGCGCCTTATGCGTGAGCGAGACAGAGGAGACCGTGATGAACCCTACGAGAAAACCCGTGAACGCTATAGTCGGGGTGAAATCAGCTATGTTGAAGCAAGAGATGCACAAGAGCGTGAATTTGAGCGCAAGATGCGTGAAGCTGGCTATTTATGAACGCCGCCACAATATGGCAGAGAGGTAATTTTACCGTGCCAATGGGATGTACTGGCCTGCGTCTTGCCCGTGCGACTGCCGATGCAAAGAACAAGTTCGCCCTCCACCTGGGTAAGCTGGGCCTCTCCGTGCTGCGTATGCTGGTCAGGCGTACACCCGCCTGGCAAGCCAGTTACCGCCCGTCCGTTGGGAAGCACGGCCACCCTCTCTACCTGCCAACGAGTCGTGGGATGCGCCCAGACCACCCATTCTACGAACCCGACAAAGACCGCTACGTGATTGATGCGCTGTGTACACACCGACCAGTCACCCACAAAATCGAAACAGATGACCCAAAACTAATTGCTCACGGGCTGGCCCGTGGATGGAGATGGATAGATGGTTAAGCGCCTGCTCGTTGAGCCAACAGAAGAGTATCTGCGAAAGCACTACTCCAACGTTCAGACTCTCTCTGACTTCCTTGAACTATTTAGCATGGACGTGGCGACCTGGGAAGATGACTTCATGGGCGATGTCATACATGGTATGTACCAGGCTAGTATCTCCGGTACTGGTGCAACCAACTTCGCTATAGAGGCGGGCACGGTCAACGGTATAGCTCGGCTAACATCCGGCACCACCGATGATGGACGGTCTGACTTCAGTCTCGGTCTGCACTTCCGTGGTGACCAGAACTGTGTAATGGCATGTAGGTTCCAACTCTCCGCAGTTACCACGGTAAAGCTAGAGGTTGGGTTTACTGATGTTATCTCTGGTACGGATGCGGGAGCGGTGAACGTACTGACTACCCCCTCATTCACTGCAACTGACTGCGCTGTGTGGTGCATTGATACCGACCTTGACGCCAACTATCGTGGGGCGAGCGTAGCAAACGGGGTTGCTGCAACCAACGTAGCCCCAGGCATCGGCCCTGTTGCCGCAACCTACGAAACGCTTATTGTTGCTCTACTCGGCAACACTGCCGCCGACCCCGACTTGTGCGAGGCTTACTACCTCCGAGCAAATGCGGATGGTGCAATCACCTACAGGTCATCTCCCCAGCTCCTGGCCTGTCGGCCTACCGTCCTGCTAACTCCGTGGGTCTTCCTCCAGTCACGAGCCGTCTCAGCATCCCGAAACTGTGACATAGACTACCTGCGAGTGTGGCAACGCCGCACCGCTACCTTATAGGAGAAATATTATGCCAGATGGAATAGTCCGCCAAGATACCCTACCTGCAAACAGTGAGGGTTCCACCCCTCAGTACCGGCTAAACAGACGTGCCGAGCTAGTCACCGCATCCATGTTTGACCAGTTCCTCTTCGATGGGAGGATGTTCTGTGCCGGTGACGCTGATGAAAATGACCTCGTTACTGGTCAGGCGACCTTTGCCGCCACTACCCCCACCTTCCTGCTAGAAGTGCCTTCCGGTACAACTGCCATGCCCCTCTGGGTGATACTCAGCCAGGCCGGAACTGTTGCGGGGGGCGTCATTGAGTGTGAAATATCCTTTGACCGTGTGGGAAGATTCTCAACAGGTGGCACCAGCGAGACCATAACCCACATGCACACAGGCCGTCCCAACTCTCCTGCCTGTCTGCTGTATAGTGGGGCCACTGCTGCCGCTGCCACCGACGCAAGGCGAATTTTCAGTGCCTTTCTTGACCAGGATGTGACTGACCCGAACACTACAGAGTCGCTTTACTGGAGCGCAAAGCAAATGTGGGCACCGTTGTTGGTTGGCCCTGCCGCCTTCCTTGTCTTCACCGTTGGGGCTACAACTGGCCCAACCTGGGCATGGTCTATCGGCTGGCTTGAACTGCCTTCTGCATCGGCGGACTAAATGCAATACTTCACCTGGCATCTGGCTGGTGGACTAACAGCGTCCACCAGCCAGCAACATAGCTACGTGACGGTAGGGGATTTGCGCCCACTACTAATCAACCTGTATGCGAAGACTGCTCCAGGCTCCAATGCACCCCTAACCCTCGACATCAACGACGATGGGGTGTCGATTTTCACCTTCCTTCCAAATATGTGGACGAGGGGGCCTGTCCGCTTCAGGGGCGTGTTTGTTGATGCGAGGATATTGGAAGGCTCGGTGCTAACGCTAGACATTGACCAGGTAGGCAGTCCCGAATCTGGCCGTGACCTGACAGTGCAACTGGTTTGTGAGGAGTTCTAATGGCTACCCCCACATCACTCCCCCCAATATCTAGGGTCAGTGGTGCATCCCTCGCCCTAACTATCAACCGACTCTATACCCAAAAGCCTATCTGGGCAAGAGAGGCGGAGTTTTACACTCCCGCCGAGGCACGCCTTCTCATCTGCCCCGCACTTACTGCTGCCTTCTTCTATGACGGAACAACCTACACTGACATCCGCCCCGCAGTAAGCGACCCCGATGCCCTGACCGCCACATTCAACTCCATGCCAACAACTGGCTTCTGCTACCTCATAAGCCAGTACCAGTTCAACAGGTTTCGTATCGACGTAACCAACACGAACAGCACTGTCAGCACCATGACAGTTACCTACTGGAACGGTTCGGCCTGGACTGGTGTCAGCAACTTCTCGGACGGTACTGCGTTGAGTAGTGCAACCCTTGGACAAGATGGTGAGGTGACTTGGGACTTGCCTACCGACGAGGCCACGACCACCCTAACAATTAGTGGCACCCCCTTCACTGGCTGGATAATACGGTTCGCAGTAAGCGTCACACTCGATGCTACGGTGAGCATAGACCAAATAATCCTGGGCGGTCAGGGCACCTCCTACGCCTACGTGCAACCTGGTATCCGTACATTCAACCTAGACCGTGCGGCAGGCTTTATCTCCCTAGTTGACGCCGCCACAGCCACCGCACGAGTCTCATGGAGCGGTTATAGTGGTTAGAAGCGTCTCTCCATCCGAGTTGCTTCCCCGCTTCTTCCCTGACGGGACTGAGGCGGCCCCTGGTATCGCATTTGCCGCAGACAATGATAATGGGGCATACCGTGCTGCTGCCAACGACTGGCACCTGGTTGTTGCAGGGGATACAGCAATTCGGTTCACCGCCACTTCAGTTGTAGTTAATGAGGATGCGGCTGACCGAGACTTCCGCATCGAGGGTGACACCGACGCTAACCTGCTAGTTGTGGATGCGGGACTGGACTCGGTATACATTGGCATCGCCACACCCGCAGCGGGTAGTCCCAAGTTCCACGTTGCCGGAGACAGGACTGCTGCGGCCTGGAGCCTGAATGGTATTCAGGCCAGCTTCGCTGCTGCAACGTATACTGACAACTCAACCCTATCATCAGGCACCGCAGCTACCGCCGCAGCCTACAGCATTGGCCGTCCTACCTTCGCCGCCACCAATACCCTTGTGACCATCACCGATGCCGGAACGCTGGTAATTGCTGGCGCACCAATCGCTGGTACTAACGTCACCCTCACCAGCGCTTATAGCCTTATTGTTGACCAGGGTACTAGCAGGTTTGATGGCCCCGCCAGAGGTGAGGGCGCAACAGGCGACGCATACATTAACTTTGGTGGTACTGGGAGCGCTGTCGAACCCAACTATGCCTATACTGGAGACCTCAATACTGGACATTTCCGGCCTGCCGCAGATGTCCTGGCTACAACTACTGGTGGCGTGGAGCGTATGCGGGTTGACGCATCCGGCAACCTACTTCTAAACGCAACGGCTGTTGGCACTTCTGCCGCCCGCACCCTGGCCCTGGGCAACGCCTCCATCGTCATGCCGACACTGGCCCTCACCGATTTGGTACACTTGGGCGCAGTGGACATAGCTGCTGCGGATGCTAGGCTTGCCATCCAGTCCGAAGCTGGTAGTGTGATGTACCTGGGCAACGATGCGCTCAGGTGGGCAAGTGAAGTGGACTTGCGTAGGCTGGCTGCTGGCTCCCTTGCCTTCTACCGAATCACTGCAAGCTCATCAATAGCGAACGCAGTAGTGCCTGGTGGCACGGTTACATCTGGTGCCAAAGCGTCATGGTCAGTTTTCGGCACTGACTTTGTCGCCGACTCAACAAACTATGAAGCACTGATACTCAGGGCAGATGCGGCAACACCTGGCACCGGCCTAGTTGCCAATGCGTTCCATGTGGTGATGCGTATAGCGGGGACTGGCACAGCCCGTCCATTCATCCTGGGCCACTGGAACGGCACTACCCTCAGCGAGCACATCCGCATGAATGTGTCGGGCACAACCGCACAGTTAGGTTTTTATGGTGCTACTCCCATATCTCAGGGTGCGTCGGTGGCCGACGCTGCCGGTGGCGCAACAATCGACGCAGAAGCCAGGACAGCAATCAATGCTCTCATCTCCAGAATAGAGGCCACCGGCTTGATAGTGACAGTTTAGGAGTGTATGGCAATTCAAATTGCATGGACTGACCAGTGGAACACCCTCTACAAACTTGGCTACTGCCGAGTCATGGATGTCTCGGTCAACAACTTTGCCCAGCGTGCAACCGTGTCAGTCGGATATTATGGTAGTGCAGCGGAACGGGCAACACTGCCTCCCCGTGCCTCCTCTACCTTCCTCTTCGTGCAACCAGACTACACCCCACTTTTCCTCACTCCTGGCAAGACCGACGCAATCAATGCGGCATACCTGGCCCTGAAGGGCCTGACCGAGTTTTCAACTGGAGTGGATGTATGAGGTATATTCCTGACCTGCCTTATCTGGACTGGCGTGGACAGACCGCCTTTGGTGACGATGGGCAGCAGTTCACTTGGCCCAAGGCCCTATTCACCATCGCCAACGCCTACACTCCGATGGCGCAGTTTGAACTCCGTGGGGACGAGATGCGCCAGTTCAACAAGGCGATGGACGCACTAGAAACGGGATGTGGACTTGAGGATGCTTGGTTCAACACCCTAGTACGTGTGGTAGACTATTTCTCCACCAAAATGCCGTTTTGGTGTCGGAGCGGGCCTGCCATATCCGAGTTTCTTTCTGCCTGTCCGTGCGAGAAGCCGGAGTGAGCAAGCTCACACCACACCTCTCCATGTTCGCCATTGTGGGGGCATGGAACTTTGTTTACGTGGCTGCGGTGCGCACCTCTGTAGACCAGTCGTTGCTGGCAGTACCAACGACACTTGCCATAGTCGGATTCTGGTTCGCAGGGACGAGGCTGTGTCGTGACTGGTGGTTGTTGCCAGCCGCACTTGTAGGTGGGGCCATCGGTACTTTCTTAGGGATTAAGGTATGAAGGTCGTACAGCCCACCATCTCTCTTGCCGCAATAGCTGGCCTGGTTGTGCTAGAGATAGTGGCTATACGCTCAGGGATGGATGGTGTGCTATTTAGCGCAGTTGTTGCGCTGATTGGATTGATTGCGGGCGTAAACTTGAGAGGCAGGAATGGGTAGGACTCGTGCACAGCTCCGTGACTCGGTGGTGAGGAAGTTGGGCCTCCCCCTCATCTCCGGCACCTCCAACTCATCCGGCAATACCACCACGCTTCTCGACGACGATGACGTGCTGGCACGCTACGCAGACGATGCACTAATTGGGATGTGGTTGTATGATGAGGTGCCCAGCACCCCCGTCGACTCCGTAATTACCGATTCGGCCCAGGCAACAGGGGTAACCTTCCGGCCCGCAGCAGCCGCGGCCCCTAACAGCGAGGCGTATGAGGTACTCCCTTTCTCTGCTTCCGCTATCCACTCTGCCATTGACGATACGCTACTTTATCTCTTTGATACTGGGCTGCTGGTGCGAGAGTTCTGGATTGGTGGAGTGACAGGCTCTCCCATCTACAACTCAATGTTCGACTATTGGACTACCTCCACTGCCTGTCATGGCTGGACGAGTACCGGCTCAATGAACCGCCAGCAGGGTGCCGCAGTCAAATGGACTGGCGAGCAGGTGGCAAGGGTTGCCAACATCGGTGCGACGCACTCGCTTGACCCGACATGGCGGCGCTTCCTGACCGACCTTGCTGGACAGACCATTAGATTGCGGGCTTGGTGCAATACTGCCACCGCATCAACCTTACGCATCCAAATTGTTGGTGCAGCCACAAGCTCATCACCCTACCACTCCGGCGATGGGGAGTGGGAAATGCTTGAGATACAAGCCACACTCGCCGTAACTGACCTGGACTGGATACCACGTATCACTACTGGTGACATTGCAACTCAGGACGTAGGGGAGATTTGGATTGACTCAGGGTACGTGCCTGCCGAGCACCCCATCCCCATCGCACTCATGCCTGGCGGCCCAACTGCCATCTATCTCTCTCACATGCCAGTCAACATAACGGATAGGAAGGCAGAAGTACGCCCGTCAAGGCTACACCCCTGGCACCACTGGCGCTGGCAACGCTACCACGACCAGAACGCCGATGTGGAATTTGGTACAATTATTTGGACTGAGCGCCCACCCCCAGGTATGCGTATGTGGGTGATGGGTAGTGGCCCGCTTACCCTCCCCACCTCCACCACAACCATTGTCGAGGTGAATCAGAGTGAAGCCGAACTCATTGCGAACATGGTTGCACTGAGGCTACTTGAGTTGCAGATGGGTGCACTGCCCGCTTCTGGCAAGTCTGCTCTTGCCGACAGGATAGCCAGACTTCAGCGGGACGCATCCATACTGGCCGAGGGATTTGGTGCAAGGACAAGAACCGCATCGCTCCCTAGGCAGTGGCCCTAATGGATGCTCTTTCATCCGCATACGACCTCACCCTGCAAGACCTATCCACTTCTCCCACCATCACGGTACAGCTAGTCCTCGCTGAAGATGAGGAGAGTGGCCAGAAGATGTTGGTAGAGCAGCGCCACCTGCCTGAGCCGAGTCAGGTCGAAGGGGAGGTGTCTACCCATCCTGACCCGCTCGTCGACCTGGTATGGAAGCAGGATGACTGGTCGGGTGGCTGTGGTCAACTCCGGTATGACCGAGAACATCCTAACCGCTACCTTGGATCATCCGGCATTGATGCGAGGGGAGCAAATGCACTTGGCCCTTGGGTAGCCCGTTCCCCTATCAGCTTGTTTGTCCGAAATGGTAGTGCAGAGGATGGTACGAACGGCTGGACAGAAGAGAATGGTGCATCCTTAACCCAACAGACATCCGAAGCACAACAGGGCACATACGGCTTTCGTGTCACCGACTCTTCAGGTGCCCTCAATGATAGGTTATTCTCCCAAACCCTCACCAACCCAACCGTTTATCAGAGCCGAGAAATTAGGGTCTACGCAAACTGTCGCAGGTCAGCGGGAGCCGAGGCAGGTATGCGTATCCTCATTAATGATGGGGTTAGTACGACACGCAGTACCTCCATCACTAACGCCGCCTTTACCACGGTCTCTGTAGTAGCAACTATCGGCGCAACTGCCACTGTGGTGCGTATCGGGTTTGACCTGGACGCCGCAATCACCACCACCCACACCTTCGCTATCGACTCGATAAAGGTGTTCCCTACTGGTGGAGTTGAGTGGTTTGGCACTACCTCGATTATTCAAGCAACAGTGCGGGAATGGTATAGTGCATTTGGCCGTTGCTTATGTAAGTGGAATCGAACCACGTCAGTATACGAGGCAGTATACATCGACTCAGCGAACCCAATTACCGACATTCTTGGGTTCGATGGTAATATACTAATCGCATTTGGGAGTGCTGCACGCTACCGATTTGGAAGCGACACCACCTGGACTCAAGTTAATGTGGCCACTGGAGACTCACCCCGCCAGTTTGCCATTGGCCGTGATAATAATGGTGCACTTGCAGTCTGGCAGTCCACCGCAATCAACGATACCCGATTGCACTACTCACTTGTTCCGGCCAACGCCACTCCAGGTTGGAGTGGTAATTTGGCGTGTGGCGATGACAGCCTGCTTGTCACCAACCTATTCTCTTTCCTCGACTCGGTGGTGGCAGGAAAGGAAGAAGGACTCTTCATCTACCGACAAGTGTGGCCCAATACCGGCACCGCCACCGGAGCGAACAGGATGTTCAACCTACTGCCGGAGTGGGAAGGCTTACCCTCCTCCACCCACTGGCGGACAGGAGTGGCACACCAGGGCTGGCTCTACCTTGTGACTTCGGCTGGGTCTCTAGTCCGGTATGATGGGGCAGTATTTGAAGATTTAGCATACCTGTTCGATTGGGTAGGAGGGTTGCCTGGTGTTGGCGATAATATAGTCAACGCTGTCGGAGAACCAAACGGGAACATACGTGGGCTAGTGAGTGACCTGACTACTCTCTGGCTTCTAGTCGATTCACTTGAACAGGGCGACACCACTGCTAGACCAGCCAACCTCTTCACCCTTACCGAGTCCGACGACGAATTTATACTACACCAGGTCGAGAATAGCGGTCTGGTTACTGTGGCGGAGAGCTTCGCTCCTCTAGGAATTACCGAGGCAGACGGCCTGGCCCTGGTGGATGGGTCGATTCATGTCTATGTGCGTAGGTTTGCGCTTACCCCAACTAATAATGTAGAGAATTTTAGTAGATACCCATTGCCTATCGGGTCTATGTTCCCCTACATGGACGGGAGCAACGTCACAGTAACCATCACCGACCAGGGCCTGGTCACTTCGGTGTGGGATGCAGGACTACCCAGCGAGGACAAGGCGTTCCTGTGGCTTGACTTTTGGACTCGTGGCACTAGCGATGCATCCAGTCGTAACCTGACAGTCGAGTTTTCGATTGACGGAGGGGCGTGGACAACCCTTGGTTCTACCAACACCAGTGCAGCTACCATACCAGTCTTACGCACCCTTTCTTTCAATGACGTGGCTAGCCCCACTACTGCTGCGGTAGGTGGACAAATCGCATTTCGATTCAGCACTAGCGGCATCGGCGCTGCGACCCGCCGACTCATCCTCTCCTTCGAGCTTCATGCGGCAATAAGGCCACTGCGCTTTAGGCAGTGGGACTTAACTGCGGAGGTGGGGCCAGAAGTGCTTTTACGCAACGGCACCTTCGACCCTCAATCCCGCACCACAGTGCTGTCTCGCCTCTCCACCCTAGAGCAGCAAGTCTACCCAATTACTCTAATCCAGGACTGGGATGAAGACGGCACCACCACCTCTATTCCAG